CAAACAAGGAGCGGTTTGTATTCTTTATTTATTCCTATGGAATGGAATATGGAAGGTTTTATAGATAGATATGGAATGCCTGTTTTAAAAATGTACCAAGAAGAAATAGTAGGTATAGACGGTAGTTACATTTATCAAGACGCTATAAATTATTGGCAAAACGAGGTAGATTCCTTAAAAAATGACCCTGACGCATTAAATGAATATTACAGACAATTTCCAAGAACTGAATCACACGCTTTTAGAGATGAAAGCAAACAGTCGTTATTTAACCTTACTAAGATATATCAACAAATAGATTACAACGATTCTTTTATTTCAGAACAATATGTTTCAAAAGGGAGTTTTGAATGGAAAAATGGAATTAAAGATACACAAGTAGTTTTTAATCCTGATTCGAGAGGAAGGTTCATAATAACTTGGGTTCCTAATTTAGCTTTACAAAACAACAAAGTAAAAAAACATGGAATATATTATCCGGGCAATGAACATATTGGTGCTTTCGGCTGCGACTCTTATGATATAAGTGGAACAGTTGGAGGTAAGGGTTCCAATGGTGCGTTGCATGGATTAACTAAATTTAACATGGAAGAAGCACCAAGTAATGAATTTTTTTTAGAATATATAGCAAGACCACAAACTGCTGAAATATTTTTTGAAGATGTTTTAAAAGCTTGTGTTTTTTACGGTATGCCTATATTAATAGAAAACAATAAACCAAGATTATTATACCATTTTAAAAACAGAGGATATAGAGGTTTTTGTATGAATAGACCTGATAAAATTTTTACTAAGTTATCAAAAACAGAAAAAGAGTTAGGAGGTATACCTAATTCAAGTGAGGATGTAAAACAAGCACATGCAGCCGCCATAGAATCTTATATTGCTGCTCATGTAGGTTTTAATAATAATGACTTGGATGAAATAGGAAATATGCCTTTTAATAGAACTTTAGAGGATTGGGCAAAATTTGATATTAGCAACAGAACTAATTATGATGCGTCTATCAGTTCAGGTCTTGCCATTATGGCATGTCAAAAACACCTTTATCAGCCTGAAAAAAAAGAGTCAAGAATTATGATTAACTTTGCAAGGTATAGTAATGATGGCAAATTAAGTCAGTTAATTAGATGAAAGACATAAAAATAAATATTTCATCTGCAGGTTTCCCTAATCAATTTGCGTCTGATGCCGAAAAAGCAACAGATGAATACGGATTAATGATTGGACAAGCTATTCAATATGAATGGTTTAGAAAAGACGGAAACGGTTGTAGGTTTTATAGTCAATGGAGAGAGTTTCATAGATTAAGATTATACGCAAGAGGAGAACAATCCATCCATAAATATAAGAATGAATTAGCAATTGATGGTGATTTATCCTATCTTAATTTAGATTGGACTCCTGTTCCTGTTATTCCTAAGTTTGTTGACATTGTAGTCAACGGTATGTCAGATAGATTATTCAAAGTAAAAGCATACGCGCAAGACGCTATGTCTCAAGCCAAACGTTCTCAATATCAAGACATGATAGAAGGACAAATGGCTGCCAAAGAAATTTTAGAGGTAATCAAACAAAAAGGTGGAGTTGATACTTTTGTAATGGACCCTGATGATTTACCTCAAGATGATGAAGAACTGACTCTATATATGAATCTTAATTACAAACCTGCAATAGAAATAGCAGAAGAAGAAGCTATTAACACAATATTCGAAGAAAACCATTATCAAGACATCAGAAAAAGATTAGATTATGATTTAACTGTTTTAGGTATTTCAATTGCAAAACATGAATTCTTACCGGGTGCAGGAGTCGAAGTTAAATATGTAGACCCTGTAAATGTTGTATATAGCTATACTGAAGACCCGCATTTTAAAGATTGCTTTTATTGGGGAGAAGTTAAAACTTTACCCATAACTGAATTGTTAAAAATTAATCCTTCCTTAACAAAAGAAGATTTAGAAGAAATATCTAAATATAGTCAAACGTGGTATGATTATTATAATGTAAATCAGTTTTATCAAAATGATATTTTTTACAGAGACACCACTACGTTGTTGTATTTTAATTATAAAACAACAAAAAAAATGGTCTACAAGAAAAAAATATTAGAAACCGGTGGAAGTAAAGTTATTGAAAAAGATGACCAATTCAATCCACCTGTAGAAATGATGGAGGAAGGAAGGTTTGAAAAGTTTGAAAAAACCATAGATGTTTGGTATGAAGGAATTATGGTTATGGGTACTAATATAATTCTTAAGTGGGAATTAGCTAAAAATATGGTAAGACCAAAATCAGCTAACCAACATGCATTACCTAATTATGTCGCAGTTGCACCTCGTATGTATAAAGGAGTTGTAGAGTCTTTGGTAAGAAGAATGATACCTTTCGCAGACTTGATACAACTAACACATTTAAAACTACAACAAGTAATTGCTCGTACTGTTCCTGATGGTGTTTATATAGATGCTGATGGATTAAATGAAGTTGATTTAGGAACAGGTAATGCATATAATCCTGAAGATGCATTAAGATTATATTTTCAAACAGGTTCTGTTATTGGTAGAAGCTATACACAAGATGGAGACTTTAATCAAGGTAAAGTTCCAATTCAACAGTTAAATTCAAATTCAGGAATGGGTAAAACTCAAATGCTTATAGCTAATTATAATCATTATCTTAATATGATTAGAACTGTAACAGGATTAAATGAAGCAAGAGATGGAAGCACACCTGACCCCAACTCATTAGTAGGTTTGCAAAAACTTGCTGCTTTGAATTCAAATACTGCCACGCGACACATATTACAAGGCAGTTTATATTTGTTTAGAAGTTTAGCTGAAGCACTTACTTATCGAATTGCGGATATATTAGAATATGCTGATTTTAAAGATGACTTTGCAAATAAAATAGGTAAATATAATGTGGGGATATTAAACGATATTTCTGATTTATATATTTATGACTTTGGTGTGTTTATTGAAGTCGCGCCTGACGAAGAAGAAAAAGCAAAACTTGAAGCTAACATTCAAATGGCTTTATCAAAGAACGATATAAACTTAGAAGACGCTATTGATATACGAGAAATCAAAAATATCAAAATGGCTAATCAATTGTTAAAAGTAAAACGTAAGGCAAAACAAGAACAAACTAATCAACAAAATCTTCAAAAACAAGCGTTGGTTGCACGACAAAACCTTCAAAGTCAAGAGATTGCAGCAAGGTTAGCATTATCTAAGACAAATGCAGAAACTGAAGGGAAAATAAAACTCAAACAAGCAGAGATAGCTTTTGAAATTGAAAAAATGAACAATGAAGCTAAATTAAAATCTCAATTGATGGCTGAAGAATTTAACTACAATCAACAACTAAGAGATATGTCAGAAAATGCATTACAACAAAGAGAAACACAAAGAGAAGATGCAAAAGCAAAACGTATATCGCAACAAAACACACAACAATCAAAACTAATCAATCAAAGAAAAAATAACTTACCACCTCAGATATTCGAATCTAACGAGGATAGTTTAGACGGGTTTGACTTGGCTGAATTCTCTCCAAGATAACTGAATAAAATGAAACAATTTATTTATTAACTTTGTAAAAAATCTAATCTAATGGAAATAAAAGTAAAAGAAATTTCTTCTACAAATAAATCTGTAGCTGAAATTGAAGAAAAATTATTAAAGGATGCCGAATCTAAAAATGAGGCAGCTAACGTGGCAGGAGTGGAAACAAGCAATGAGAGTTCCACCACCACACCGCAGCAAGAAAGTGTACAGTCGGAAGACCAAGCACCAAAAGAATCAACTCCCTCCTCTGAGTTAAAAGAGGAAGATGTTCTTTCATATATTAAAGACAGATATAAAAAAGAATTTACATCTGTAGAGCAACTGTTTGACCAAAAAAATGATAATGAAGAGTTGCCTGAAGATGTTAAAGGATATTTTGAATATAAAAAGAAAACCGGAAGAGGAATCGAAGATTACGTAAAACTAAACCGAGATTTTTCTTCTATGGATGAAGACCAACTTTTATCTGAATATTTACTTGCGTCAGGCGATGCTTTAGATTCAGAAGATGTAGAAGTTCTTATGGATGAATACATTTATGATGAAGAGATTGACGAGCAATCAGATATAAAGAAAAAAAAGTTGGCAAAGAAAAAAGCTATAGTCAAAGCTAAAAAATTCTTTGAAACTCAAAAAGAAATGTACAAAGAACCTGTTGAGTCAACAGGACAATTAAGTGCAGAAGAGCAAAAAGAATTTGATGGTTATAAAGACTTTGTAGCCAATGCTAAAAGCAATGAACAGGAATTAAAAAGAAAAAGAGCGTGGTTTGTAGATAAAACCAACGAAGTATTCACAGATTTCAAAGGTTTTGATTTCAAAATTGGAGATACTAATTTTACTTATACTCCCGGTGAAGGCAGCAAATTAAAAGAAATTCAATCTGATTCAACATCTTTTATAAAGCAATTTATGGATAGTGAATCAGGTTTACTTAAAGATGCCGTTGGATACCACAGAGCGTTAGCAATTGCAATGAACCCTGAAAAGTTTGCTACCTTTTTCTATGAACAAGGTAAATCAGACGCGACAGAAGATGTAACGAAGAAAATAAAAAATGTTAGTATGAGTACTCGTCAAGCACCTGAAGTCGGAACAATAAAAGGGGGAATGCAAATAAAATCTCTATCTACCCCGAGTAGCAGAGGTTTAAGAATTAAAAGTAAAAAAAAGTAATAATTTAAAAATTAAAGAAAATGGCAGGAACGTTTACAGGAGCCGGTTTCGACTTGGTTCCATCGGCACAACAAGTGCCGTTAAGTACAAACTATATTACCAACTTTGATTTCTTGAATCAGTATCTTCCTGATACATATGAAAAAGAATTTGAAAGATATGGTAATAGAACTATCAGCGCATTTTTAAGATTAGTAGGAGCAGAAATGCCTTCTAACTCTGACCTTATTAAATGGGCTGAACAAGGTAGGTTACACATTAAGTACACAAATGTGTCTTTACAAGGTGCAGGTGCTGCACCCGGTGATTTAACTGCAATATTACAGGTAGATGATAATCCACTACCTTTAGATGCTGCAGGTAATCCATTAGACACAACCGCAGGTACTCCTTATAACGCAACAAATGGTATTGCTATCCGTGAAGGACAAACCGTTGTAGTTATAGATAATGCAGGTGGTGGTGAAAACAAAGGTGTTGTAACTGATGTAGATTTAGCTAATAAACAATTTACTGTAGCATTCTATGAAGCAGCAGGTTTAGCAGCAGCAGGTCCTTATACTGTATTTATTTATGGTTCAGAATTCAAAAAAGGAACAATAGGAATGGAAGGTTCATTAGAATCAGATGACTATATCTTTGAGAATTCACCGATAATCATTAAAGATAAATACCAAGTATCAGGTTCTGATATGGCTCAAATCGGTTGGATAGAAGTTACATCAGAGAATGGTGCAACAGGTTATTTATGGTATATGAAATCTGAGCATGAAACAAGGCTAAGATTCGATGACTATTTAGAAACTGCAATGGTAGAAGCAGTACCGGCTGAAGCAGGTTCAGGTGCTTCTAACGAAGGAGCAGGAGCAGGTCTTAACCCAACATTTGGTAACAAAGGTTCTGAAGGTATATTTTATACTGTTCAAAACAGAGGTAACCTATGGACAGGTGGAGTGCCTGAAACATTAGCTGATTTTGATACAATTATTGGTAGATTAGACTCTCAAGGTGCAATCGAAGAAAATGTTATTTTCCTTGACAGACAATTTGGGTTTGCTATTGATGATTTCTTAGCAGGATTGAATGGACTTAATGACCCTGCAGTAGCCGGAGTTACAAGTCAAGGAGCATCATTTGGTTTATTTGACAATGATGTTGAAATGGCTTTAAACTTAGGTTTTACAGGGTTCCGCAGAGGATATGATTTTTATAAGAGTGATTGGAAATACTTGAACGACCCAACAATGCGTGGGGATAACCCAACAGGTGCAGGTTCAGGTCAAATCAATGGACTCTTAGTCCCTGCAGGTTCTACAAGTGTTTATGACCAAATTTTAGGTAAAAACGCTAAAAGACCATTCTTACACGTTAGATATAGAGCTTCAGAAACTGAAGATAGAAAATATAAAACGTGGATTACAGGTTCTGCAGGTGGTGCTGCTACTACATCTTTGGATGCAATGGAAGTACACTACTTATCAGAAAGATGTGTATGTGTTTTAGGAGCGAACAATTTTGTATTGTTTGAAGACTAATATTTAATATAAAGCTTAGTGTGTCTTCAAAGACACACTTTGCTTTTTTTAAGAATTAAATTAAATTAAAATGAAATTAGAAAGTAAAAATAGAGTTTATAAACTCACAGGAAACAGGACTCCTTTATCCTGTATAATCCCCTCAAGAAACAGTAAAAGTACTCCCCTATTATATTTTGATGAAGAAAAAGGGTATAACAGAGCATTACGTTATGCAAGAAT